GTGGGCGAGGACTTCACGTGGTGCGACGACTACATGAACAAGTTCCGCACCCGCTTCAACAACCAGCCGATCATGGTCTGGCCGGACTTCGACTTCGTCCACAACGGCTTCAAAGGCAACTGGCTGAAGTTCATCAACAAGGAGGTCGCCGAGTACGAGGCGAAGCTGAAAGCTGAAGCCGAGGCGGAAGCTGCGGCCAGCGTCAGCGAGGTGGCGGCATGAACAACACATTCAGCCTCGTCGCGCCTACGGTGGACTTCGTGGAGGTGCCGTCGGAGGCAGTCGAACTGCTCATCGGCTGCGGCAACTCGCGCGAGAAGCGGCTCGACGCCAACCGCAGCAACATCTGGAAGAACGTCTACACGCTGGACATCGACCCGTCGTGCAACCCCGACGTGGTCTGGAACCTCGATGATCTCCCGCTGCCCTTCGAGGACGAGACGTTTGAGGAAATCCACGCCTACGAGGTGCTGGAGCACTGCGGAAAGCAGGGCGACTGGCGGTTCTTCTTCGCGCAGTTCGCGGAGTTCTGGCGCATCCTGAAACCCGGCGGCATGTTCTACGCCACGACGCCGTGCTGGGATGCGGTGTGGGCGTGGGGCGATCCTGGCCACACACGGGTCTTCACGCCGGGTACGCTGAACTTCCTGTCGCAGGATGCCTACAAGCGCGATGTCGGCAAGACGATGATGACCGACTATCGCGGCGTCTGGCCGCACGACTTCCAGATTGCCGGCGCGCAGGAGACGAACGGACAGTTCTGCTTCGTGCTGCGCAAGCCGGACCCGGCGACGGACGAAGCGCCTGCAGCGTGAGCCTCGACAGCCTGCGCTTGCTGTATCTGGACCAACCCAACGAGGTGTCCATCGAGACGCTGTCGCGCTGCAACGCGGCCTGCAGCTTCTGCCCCTATCCAACGCTGGAGCGGATAGGGACGCAGATGCCGGACGAGATGATTGACCGGCTGATTGACGAGATGAGCGGCTGGCAACTGCCGTTCGCGTTCACGCCGTTCAAGGTCAACGAGCCGCTGCTGGACAAGCGGCTGTTCGACATCCTGTCGAAGGTCAACGAGCGCGTACCGCTTGCGAAGATTCGCATCTTCACCAATGGCGCACCGCTGACGCTGCGGAAGGCCGAGGAACTGAACAGCATCGACAACCTTGAGTTGTGGGTGTCGGTCCACGAACCTGACGCGGGCACCTACAAGTCAGTGCTGGGCATTGACCAGCGGCACGTCGTGGCCAACCTCGACGCGCTGCACAAGACCGACTTTCGGCACCCGGTACACATCCTGCGGGTCGGCACTGATGGCGCGGAGGAGTTCAGGGACTGGGTCTGGGACCGCTGGCCGGAGTTCACGCCTGTCGTGGTCTGGAAGTCGTCATGGCTGGGCTACACCAGCCCGGATCGGCCGGAAATACCCGACGAGGCGTGCTCCCGCTGGTTCGAACTGTCGATCATGTCTACCGGCATCGTGTCGCTGTGCTGCATGGACGGCGAGGGCAAGTTCCCGATTGGGGACATCAACAAGCAGACGATGCTTGAGGTCTACAACTCTCCGGCGTGGCGCGAGCGCCGCGAGCTGATGTTGAGCCGGCGCAGCGTGCCGGTGTGCGAGTCGTGCAGCTACTGAGGGTGACCAGTGTCCAACACGTACAACGAGATCGTCAGTGCGGCAATGCGCCGTCTTGGCCTGACGCAGGCAGGCGAAGCGCCGACGGGCGACGAGTACGGCATCGGCATCGAGGCGCTGAATGACCTCGTCTCCGGCTGGCGCATTCGCGGGCTGGAGATGTCCTACACCTCGGTTGAGTCGAGCGCAGGCGGCGATGTCTCGCCGTTTGAGGATGAAGACCTCGATGCCGTCAAGGCGCTGCTGGCGATGCGGCTGGCCGAGGAGTACGGAAAGATGCCATCGCCGATGCTAGCTGCGGCGGCGTCAACGTACTGGAATGCGCTGTTCGGGAAATACGTGGTCGGCCCCGACATGGTGACGGACTCGGCGCTGTTGCCGCGCAACACGCCGGGATCGTCCTGGCCTCGCAACTACACGTGAAGATTCAGATCGCGCTGAACAGCGCGCGCGGGCGCTCGACCACGTTGACGGCCGAAAGGCTGATCAACCTGTTCGCTGAGAAGGCCCCGGAGGGCGCTGAAAGCCCTGCCGTCACCCACGGCTGCCCCGGTCTCGTGACGCACGCCACGGCCGGCACAGGGCCTTGCAGAGGCATGTGCATGGTCGGCAGCGACATGTACGTGGTCAACGGTGACAGCCTGTATCAGGTCACCTCGACCGGCGTGGTCGGCTCGGCGCTGGGCACCATTGCCGGCACCGAACTGGTTTCGATGGCAACGGATGGCGACATCCTTGTGATCGTGTCGAACCCGCTCGGCTACACCTACACGGTGAGCACGGCGACGTTCGCGCAGATCACCGACGTTGCCTACGGTGGCGCGCACTCGGTGATCTGGATGAATCAGACGTTCATCTTCGCCAACGACACCGAGCACTTTGTTGGCGCGACCGGCGGCCTGCTGCCGTTCGACCCGCTGCTGGCGGCGTCGGCTGAATACTCGCCCGACGGCATTGTCGGGCTGGCGAAGGACCACAACGAACTGCTGATCTACGGCGGCTTGACGCTGGAGTCGTGGCAGAACATTCAGGTGGCCAGCGCGACGGATTACCCGTTCGAAGCCATCAGCGGCGCGACCGGCGAGAAAGGGCTGGCCAGCCGCAGCGCGGTCGCCCAGATCGACAACACGACCGTCTGGCTTGACCAGAACGGCATCGTGCGCAGGCTGGCGGGCGGCTACGTGCCGCAGCGCATCAGCACCGAGGCCATCGAGCACCAGGTCGCCAGCGCGGACCTGACGACGGCAGAAATGCTGGTCTACATTCTCGAAGGCCACGAGTTCTTTGCGCTCAACACCAACGTCGGCACGTTCGTCTACGACGCCAACACCAGCCTATGGCACGAGCGAGCCAGTTTTGGCCTTCCTCGCTGGAAGGCGCAGCGGTCGCTGTACATCTGGGGCGACTGGTACGTCGGCAGCTTCTCGGACGGCACGATCTCCAGGCTCGACCTCGACGTGAACGACGAGAACGGCGACGACCTCGTGGCGACCGCCGTCTTCCCGCCGCTTGTGTTCGGCCGAGATCGGTTCACGCTCGATCATGTCGAACTCGGCTGCGATGTCGGCACCGGCACCTATGCCGTCGATCCGATCGTGATGCTGCGCACCTCGCGCAACGGTTCCACGTGGAGCAACGGTGCGCAGCGCGGGATGGGCACGCTGGGCCAGTACGACCGCCGCGTGATCTGGCGCAGGCTAGGCCAGTACGACAAGTGCCACATCAAGCTGGACATCTCGCACCCGTACAAGCGCGCGATCTACGCGGCCTATGCCTCGATCTCACGGGATGATCGGTGACCACCCGCCCGCGCTTCGACTCGCGCGCGCTGGCGCTTGCCGGCCTGACGCGCGACCAGATTCGCATGCTGGAGTCGCTGTTCAGGGACGTTGACGCGCTCGCGCTGATTCAGGTCGTGCTGGCGACGGCAAACACGCTTTTTCCCGCCGGCCGCGTCCTGACCGACACGGCCACCATCGACATCGACACGGCGACGGCTGGGCAGATCAGGGCGTCCGTCATTGACGGATCGATCACTACCACCAAACTCGGCGGCGACATCACGACGGCAGGCAAGGCGCTGCTGGACGATGCCAATGCGGCGGCGCAGTTGGTGACGCTGGGAGCGATGCCGGCAACAACTACGCTGGACGCCATCCCGACGGCCGTTGCGTCCGTGGAGTTTGATCAGCAGCAGGCGCTGCAGTTTCGCATTGAAAACCGCACGTCCGACCCCGGTTCTCCGGCTGTTGGCGAAATCTGGTTGCGAGTAGATTTATGAGCGGCGGCGTGTATCAAATTCGGAACACTGTAACCGGCGACGTGTACGTCGGATCGACGAGCAGTTTTGATAGGCGGAAGCAGGAGCACTTCAAGCAACTACGCGCGGGCAAGCACCCGTGCAGGCATCTTCAGAACTCCGCGTCGAAGCACGGAGTCGACGTGTTCAGGTTCGAGGTTCTGAAAGAGTGCTCTGCCGAAGAACTCCTCATCCACGAGCAAGCGGAGATCGACAGAGTTTTGGCCGAAGGCAGCGATCGACTCTACAACGCGAACACGCGGGCGGATCGCCACGTGTGGGCGGAGGAAAGCAAACAGCTTCTGCGCGAAAAGCGCGTCGGCGCGCGCAACCCATTCTTTGGGAAGAAGCACACCGCCGAGACTGGGGCCCGGATGTCAGCGTCTAGGCTGGGGAGGCCGGCGTGGAACAAGGGGCGGCGGGCAACGCCCGAGCATCGCGCCGCTATCGCCGCGAGCGGGGTAGGCCGTAAACAATCCGCTGAGACGAGGGCGAAGCGCTCAGACACCATGCAGCGGCTTGCCGCCGAGGGCAAGCTGTTCGGCGAGGGGCACAGAGCGGCAATGTCTACTGCGCAACGCGCGCGTCGTGCGCGATCGACCAACAGGACTGATCTCTAATGGCAGGCACCTTTTCGGCGGCTAGTTTTCGGACGGTCGGCAGCGCGGCGACTCCGCAAAACCTTTTGACGATCGAGAACATCGACGCGACCAAGCTCGTGACGGTGCGCGCGATCATCCTGCAGATGGACGCGACTGCCGTCCTTACCGCAGTCATGCCGCTAAACAAGTTGTCACGCGCAACGGCCGTTCCGACGGGCGGCACGACGCTCAACAAAGGTCAGTTCGACACGTCCAACGCCAGCAACGCGAACACCATCGTGCGCGGCGGCACGGCATCGGACGGCGGCGCGCTGACGGCCATCACGGCAACGGCTGGCACGACGCTCTGGCAGGAATACGGGATGCGGATGCACACCGTGGTCGGTCAGGTGCTCGCGCCCGTGTCCTACCTGCCCAAGATCATCGACACGAAGAACCTGATCCTGCGGCAAAACCAGGCGTTGCTTGTCCAGGTGGTTGCGGCAGCGGGCACCAGCAACCCGGCGACCAACCACTACAGCGCCTGCGTCGTGTGGGACGAGGATTAGCCAGTGGCCGTCACCTTCACGGGCGGCACGGCCTCGGCGCTGTTCTTCGGAAACGACGCGACGACGCAGAACATCTTTGCGATCCAGAACGGCATCGCAAGCCGCGTCAACATGATCGTGCGCGCAATCGACGTGGAAGTGGACAATCTCGTGGCGCTTGCGGCGGTGATGCCGCTGGTCAAGGTGAGCCGCGCGACAAGCATCAGCGGCGGCGTGACACTCCCGGCCGAGAGGTTTCTTACGACGCAGACGCCAGACCCGGCCATCGTGTTCCGCGCCCCGACGTGGGAGGGAGCGCCGATTACGGCCACGCCGGGCACGACGCTCTGGCAGATCATGTACACGCGGTCGCACACGGTTGTAGAGCAGATTCTGGGGCCTGCCGGCATTGCCGCGATGGATGCACTGCCTGAGATCGCCACCACGAAAGACGTGGTGCTGCGCCCAGGCGAGTCGCTGCTCGTGCAGATAGTGGCCGCCGCAGGCACGAGCAACGCGGCGCTGGCCAACACCGGAAACGTGTCCTGCGAATGGGAGGAGGACGCGATTGCGACCTTCGCCATCAGCGGCACCGTCACGCTGTCCGGTTCGCCCGTTTCCGGCGCAATCGTCACCGTCATCGAGGCGGACGACACGAGCATGACCAACGCCGTGCTGCGCGAGACCATCGTCACGCCCGCAGGCGGAACGTGGTCGTCGGACATCCGCACGGGCAAGGTGGCTGCGGCCTTCGTGCAGTACGAATCGGGCGGCACGATGTACACCGCGCCGGGGAGTCCGTACCTTGAGTCTCCATAATGGCCGTCTACACGCCGCCAGCACTGACTGCGGTCGACTTTGCGCTTACCACGCACACGCCGCCCAGCCTGACGCCGGCCTATCAGGCGCTGTCTTCCTACAGCGTGCCTGCGCTGTCCGACGTGGACTTTGCGCTCGTCGCGTACACGGCACCGATCTACCCGTATGTCGGGTGGGAGCTGCTGCCGGGTGGCGGCGGCTTCCCGACGCAGTTCTCCGGCCTGCGCACGTACTACGGGGGCGCGGTGCGCGAATTGTGCCTCGTGGCTGAAGCAGACGCGCCAGCCGGCATGGGCGGCGTCATCAAGATCGACAAGGGCGGCACGCTGTACGCCGTGTATCTGGTTGAGACGACAGACCCCGACGCAACCCCGGTGCGTGTCCGCACAACGACCGGCACAAAGGCTGTGAGGATCAAGACTTGAGCCTACCCGTCGCCATCGCCCGCGAGCGGATTCAGGCGCTGGAGGACTCGTTCTACGACCTCCCGCCTGAAGGCTCCGGCGCACCCGTCGAGCAGGCCAGTTTCGTCAACGCGCACAGCTTCTGCCCCGGCGTCTACGCGCGAACGATCTTCATGCACGCGGGCGCGGTGCTGACCTCGCGCATCCACAAGACACAGCACTTCTTCGTGGTCAGCAAGGGCCGCTGCACGGTGGTCGATTCGCACGGCACCGAACTGCACATCGAAGCGCCGTACATGGGCGTCACGATGCCCGGGACGAAGCGGGCGCTGCGCATCCACGAAGACACCATCTGGACCACGTTCCACGCGACCGACCTGACGGATGTCGCGGAGATCGAGCGGACCATTCTCGCCGAGTCGTTTTCGGAGATTGACGAATGAGCTACTGGGTTTCAGGCGCTACTGTTGCCTCGGCCGTCATTGGCGGCGTGGCGTCCAACGCAGCAGCGGGCGCGGGCGAGGAAGCCGCCGCAGCCGGCATGGCGCAAAACCGCATCGCCAACCGGCAGCAGAACGCGCTGACGGCGCAGCAACTGGAACTGCAGCGCCCGCTGATCAACACGCGCGATGCCGCGCTGAACCAGCTCAACGCCTTCTTTGGCCTGCCGCAGACCACGCCCAGCCGCACCAGCTTCGGCAGCGGTGCCGAGGGCGTCGTGGCACTGCCGGGCATCACGACCCGGCAGGATGGCCAGGTGGCGGGCGGGCGCGACATTCGCCAGACCGTCTACTTCGACCCTGGCGTCGGTGCCATCGTGGACGAGACGGGCAGCGTGATCGCCAACGTGCCGGAAGGTGGTGGCGTGCTCGCCGGATTGACCAGCGGGCGCAACAATCAGGTCGGCATCGCCGCTGATGGCACGCTGTACCAGATTGGCAGCGACGGCCAGCAGGTGCCGATCCAGGGCATCAACCAGCGGCTCACGCGCGCACCGCAGGCGGCGCAGGCCAGCGCGACTGGCGCGCGCACCACGGGCACCGGCCCCGACTTCAGCAACATCCTGAATCTGCCCATCTTCGACTTCCAGCGCCGCGAGGGCGAGTCGGTCATCAACCGCAACCTCGCCAATCGCGGCAAGTTCTTCAGCGGCGAGCGCGGCGCGGGCCTGCTGCGCTTCAACAACGCATTGGTGGCCAACCGCATCAACGAGGACTTTGTGCAGCCGCGCCTGACGCTGGCTGGCTACGGCCAGAATGCGGGGAATGCCGCACAGAACGCGCTCGGCGGGCAGGCTGCCAACGTCGGGCAGGCGGGCATCAATCAGGCGATGCTGGCCAGTGATCGCGGGAATGCGCGGGCCAGCGGGTATGCAGGCATCGCAAACGCCTTCACTGGCGCATCCGACAACCTGCTGGCACTGCGCGAACTGGAGCGCAGGCCGAGGTACACCGGACCTTACGAAAACCGCACGGCTGGCACGCCGACAATGAACGTGCCTCCGTATCGCACGCCCCCGTTCAACCCGTACATTCCGCGCACCTACGGAGGTCAAGGCTGATGCCCTTCCAGATGCCCGAAATCCGGCAGAGCAACGCGCTCGCCATGATCTCCAACATCCGCCAGCAGCGCACGCAGAACGCGCTGGCAGAGCGGCAAGCCGGATTGCAAGAGGCGGAAGGTCGCCGCCAACAGCAGCAGTTTGACGCGGCGCAGGCTGCGGCGCAGCGGGCGCAACTGATCGACACGACCAAGAACGTGCTCGGTGCGCTGGCTCGTGCGCCTGCAGCTCAGCGCATGCAACTGTTCGCGCAGATGCCCGACGTGCCGGAGGAGATGCGGCAGCGCATGCTGCAGTCGCCGGACGCGTTCACCGACCAGAACATTGCGCTCGCATTGAACCGATTCGGGACGCTGACGCCGGATCAGATTTTCGGCGATGCGCGGCGCAAGGCAGAGGCAGAAGCCGAGCCAGAAATAGTCGTGACCTTCGCCCCAGACGGCAAGACTCCCGTGCGCCGCGCGTTCAACCCCTACGGTCCGGAACTGGCTGCGGGCGTGGTGGATGCGCCTGACGCAGGCGCGCTGCTTGCGGATCGCCGGCAGGAATTGGGCCAGGGGATCACCGCGCGCGGCCAGGACATGGCGGATGCGCGCGCGCGGGAGGCCGCGCGGATTCAGCGCGAAGGACTCAGCCGCCCGGTGGAATACACCGACCCGAACAGCGGCAAGCCGATCCTTGTGCAGTTTGACGTACAAGGTCGGCCTGTGCCCGTGCGAGGGCTGTTGCCAGAGGGTGCGAGCGGCAACATTCAAAGTGCGCAGACGTCGCTTTCTCAAGCAAGCGATCAGATAGCCCTCGTAGATCAGGCCCTGAGTCATCCCGGGAGGACGGCCTCCACGGGGCTGTCAGGCGCATTCCCGACCATCCCGGGAAGCGACGCCGCAAATTTCGAGGCTGTTCTTGCTCAGATTCAAGGCGGCGCGTTTCTGCAGGCATTCCAGTCGCTGAAGGGCGGCGGGGCGATTACTGAGCAGGAAGGCCGCAAGGCTGAAGCTGCCATTGCGCGGCTTCAGACAAATCAGAGCGATGCGGCTTTCGAGGCGTCGTTGCGTGACCTGCGCAGCGTGTTGCGCAACGGCCAGATGCGAACGGCTGCCCGCCTGGGCGTGCCGGCTCCCCCCGACCCCGGTGGATCCAGAGGCGCAACCGGGTCATGGGATGCGCCAGACGAGGTGCCGGCCGGCCTGCCCGAGGGCGTGCGAGTTCGCAGGAAAAACTGATGCCGACCTATGAAATCGACTTGCCCGACGGCCGTTCATTTGAGATTGACGCGCCAAACGAGGCTGCGCTCAATCTCACCGTTCGGTCCTTGATGCAGCGTGCGCCGGCACCACGAAGCCTCGTGGACCAAATCCCCGGAAACGAGATGGCCCCGCGCCAGACGCGCAAAGACCCGTCGTTTGCAGACCGCGTAGTGGGCGCGGGAGAGGCCGTCCTGTCGATGGCTACAGGTGCCACGACAGGCGCTGTCGGGCAGGTTGGCGGCTTTCTGGGCGGCCTTGCCGGGGCCATCCGCACGGGCGAATACGGCACAGATCAGGGCGCTCGCCGGGTCCAGCAAGTGACCAACAACGCCGCAGCCCGTCTGACCTACGAACCGCGCACCGAACAGGGCCGCAGTCAAACGGCCGTGGTCAGCAACGCATTGGCGCAGACTGCTCCGCTCATGCCGGTTGCCAGCGAACTGGCGGCCACGCTCGGCAATGCGGGTCGGTACGGGTCTGCGGTAGTATCGCCGAAACTGCGCCGCGCCGTATCCGGCGCACGGCAGCAGGCAGAGCGCGCGCGGATCAACGCACGCACCGAGCCGAGCATCAGCAACCCTTCCGTGCGCGTACCGCCAGAGGTCGCGGCGGCTGAACGAGCGCAAGCCTTTGCTACTGACCGTCTGGGTACTCCTCTTTCTGATCTACCTGCCGCGATCCGCGCCCAGATCGAAACCGTTGCTCGTGACGCCAAGGCCCTTGAAGCGCTCGACCCTGCCGCTATTCGCCGACAAGCCGCTCTTGCGGGCCTTCCTGTCCCAGTTCCCGCCACCCGAGGACAGCTCACCCGAAACCTTGCGCAGATAAAGCGCGAGGAGAACATCCGCGCCACCGACCTTGGCGAGCCGCTGATGGATGTCATGGCGCGGCAGGACGAGGCGCTTGCCGGAAATCTGGATGTCCTGCGCGGCCGAGCGCAAGCCACGACTCCGCAGCAGTACGGGCGATCTGTTCAGGGCGCGCTAACCGCAAAGCAGGACGCGCTGAAAGCTCGGGCAGACGATCTATACATACAGGCGCGAGAGCAGGGCGGATTGGCTGCACCGGTCGAGGTCACTGCGCTGGAACAGTGGCTCAAGACGCCGGCAAACGACGCCAACGCAGGATGGATTCGCGGCCGGCTGGACACTTATCGGGGCGCAAAGGAAGGCCCGATCTCCATCAACGATCTGGAAATACTGCGAAGCGAAGCCTCTGCGGCATCACGAGAGCCAGGCAGGGCCGGTCACTTTGCCGGCAAGGCCGTTGAGGTCATCGATGTCATCCTTGATGGCGCGGACGGCCCGTATCGCCCCGCGCGCGCTGCGTGGCGCGCAATGAAGCAGGAATTCACAAACCAGTCGCTGATCGATCGCCTGACCAACAAGAAGCGCGGGTCGCTCGACCGCCGCGTCGCGCTCGAAGACACCATCGACACCGTGCTGCGCGGGTCTGCGGAACAGATTGCGTCGCTGCGGCACTCGTTGCTGACTGGCGGCACCGCCAAGACTCGCATGCAAGGACTGCAGGCGTGGCGCGACGTGCGCGGCGGCGTCATCAATCGCCTGCGCGAGCGCGCGATGGGGTCAAAAGGCGACGGGACGGAAAACACGGCGGGCGGGTCTCAGTTCAACGGCAAGGCGTTCATTGACCAGTTCGACACGCTGGATGCTGACGGCATGCTTGCCGAGATGTTCACGACCAAGGAATTGAGGCAACTCCGCGCACTGCGTACTGCCGTCGAGACCAC